GTCATTTTTTAGGAGTAGCGTATCCAAAGACACCTGCGACAAGTGAACCAAGGATTGCGCGATAGTCCAGAGCAAAGTTAGAGGTAGTACCCCATACTGCTAGGAACGCTCCTACTGACATTACATAAGGGTTCTTCATATTCATGCTGTTCCGCCTATCATGGGTACATTAAAGAACGAGCCATCTGCATCGCCCTTCTTGGTAAAGCTAATATGGCAGTGATGATTGTGGGGATTATTAGTTCCACTATAAGGACGCCAAGCCCAAGACTTCTTAGACGATGCGATTCTTCCATCGAAGATAATATAAGAGATTCTCTTATCGCCACGTTTTCCACAGAGTCGTAGTTGATCCGCAAGGTCAGGCATGAGGTCGGGCTTGGCTTTGCCAGATAAATCCCTGTCAATATCAATGGCTCGGACGATACCTTCTGCATCAGGATTGTGGTCAGAAGGACGTGCTTGATGACGAGTGTCGCCAATCCAGCCGTCTGAGGTGCGATCTCTATCTGGGTAACTATCATCGACCTGAAGCCTTAACTGTTGCCCAGCTTTGCATAACTTGGGAGTCATGCCAATAAGAGTTTAGCTTCATCGGCTGTGATGCCGAGCTTGACTAGGAGTGCAGCCTTGGCAGTTGCATCAGAGGCAGCCTTAGCATCTTCTTCTGCCTTCTTCTCAGCTGCTAGTTCTGCTGCGTAGGTCATTTCTGCTACTTCTGCGTCTGTGAGTTCAATGATTGACTCAACGCCTGTCTCGCAGTTAATTTCGATACGTTTCATTTTTGTCATGAGTTTTTTACTCCATATAGGTAGGCACTGCTGTATTGGAGAAGCGTGGCTGACGTGCCACCTTCAATAGTTATAGATGTAATTGCGGCTGTGTTAGCAGACAGAGAAGCAAAGAGACCAGCATAGGCAGTAGTTCCATTGTTCTCGCCTACGCCGTCAGTTGAAACTGATTTGTAATTAGACCCTGCATAGTTAGGAATGTATAACTCGACATTACCAAACGTGCTAGCTGTCGCGCTGTTACCAGCCGAATAACCTACAGTCATAGTTGCATCCCCAGTTGAACCATCTGATGCTGCCGTTGCCCCATCGCCATAAACTCGCTTAAAAGAATACCCTGATGTAATTGAGTTTAATGTGACCTTAAAAGTATCTTGCGTAGTGGCTCGGTTAGAGCGAACTGACAGCTTGAGAACAAGGTCTGTGTAAGTGCTAGGGATTGAGGTAAAAGTAAAAGAGGCAACTCCACCTGCACCAGCAGTTGATGACGATATAAGTTCAAAGGTGTTTGCCATTATGCCGCCGCGATTCCGTATAGGGTAAAGGTTGAGCCAGCAGGTAAATCAACCGCACCTGTGCGGACAATAGATAATGAGTTAATCGCTGCCGTGTTTCTCCATAAACCAGTGGTTGTTTTAACTGCTGTAGGAGCTGAATCCGAACGAGATACAACGCTTTTGTAAGTTGTGGCATTTGAATAATTCATAATTGAAACAGTGAACATTTCAAGGCTGGTCGTGTTAGCAGAAATGGTTATATTAGTGGCGTTGCTCGACCTGCCACTAAAAGCAACACTTCCGTCACCTACAAGATAAGTTCGAGAATAATTAGAACCGCTATCACCATTAAAACGCAAACCGCACTCGGTCTGACTAGCAAAACCGTTGATGGTTGCAATTAAAACTAAATCTGAATAAGTAGAAGGGATTGAGCTAAAAGTATATGAAGAAGCTGTAGCGCCCAAAGTAGTAGTTGCAATCGGCGTATAGGTTGCTCCTGCTGCCATTGTTATGCTCCCTTAATTCCGTATAGGGCGAACTGTGAATATTGAGCAAGGTTGCCAGCCGATGCGTAAATCTTAATGGTGTTAATTGCGCTAGTGCTTCTCCAACTGCCGCTGTTGAAGTTTACATAACCGCCACCATTTTTATCACACCCGCCTAAATCTCTAAAAGTCTTATAGATGTTTGTGTTGGCATATTCCAAAAGGTCAATAACTGCTACTCCAAAAGTATTTGCTAAATCATTTGCTGCAAGAGAAGTCGTAACAAAAGTTGTGGTTTGAGGTGTATTTGCCCCTGCGCTGGCAGTTGAACCATCTCCAGTTAATTCGTGAACTGAATAGTTTGAGCCTGTATCTATTGAACCGTTGCCAACCTGCATACGCAAGCCCATATAGTTTTGTGCTGCTGTGCTTCGACTAATTCCACGAATTTGTAAATGCTTAAAGGTGCTAGGGATTGAAGTAAAGTCAATAGAACTTGAGCCACCTGAACCTACTGTTACAGTAGCAATAGACTCATAAGAGGCTGCCGCTGCTGCGCTCGCCCCTGTTGAGAATAACCCTGCAGTGATTGCGCCAATCATTAAGCGATGCCACCTGCAACGTACCAGACGTCTGTTGCAGTCTTAATGCAGACTGCCGTTTTATACTGAGCCAAGGTTGGAGAAGCTGCAACCGCAGCCGCACTGAGCACGGTCGTTGTGCCGCTCGTTGTAGCTGAAATAGTTACTAGCCCTGCGCCTTTATTAAGGACGGTGATGGCTGTGCCTACTGGAAACGCTACAGAAGCGTTAGTAGGAATCTTGAAGGCTACTGCTGTTGCCTTGTTCATAGGCACTAGGACTTGATATTGATCCGTTAAGACTGTTGTATAGTCTGCTGTTTGGTCTGAGCCCACTGTGAAGGTAATAAGACCATTCACTGTAGCGGCGGTCAATACATCGCCTGTTGCTGCTGGTAGTCCTGATGCCATTATATCTCCTAGTAACCCAATGTATTAGTGCCGATTATACCGTAATACGAGCTTCCAACGATGAAGCCATCGGCTATTGGCTCAAGCGTTGTAATATTGACTGTCATCTTGTTTGGCGTGATTGACCAATTAACGCCTTGGAACTGTAGGTTCTTGACAATAGTCGAGCCGTCTGGCTGGATATTGGTAATAAGTAGATTGCTAAAATAGTCCAGTCCAAGCATCGTGTCAGTTGGAACTGCTGGGTCTAGTAGATCAACTGTCATCTCGTCAATGCGAATAGTTGTTTCTTGACGGGAAGAAATGTATTCCTTGGCAATCTCAGAGACGATGGTATCTGTCTCAGCTACGAGGTCAGTCTGTGTAACTGAGTGAGGAAAATATTTATCAACTGAGGTCTGATTTGTAACAACCTGAACTGTGCCGCCTACTCTTCCTAAGTTGGCTTGGTTAATGATGAGCTTGTCATCAAAGGCGTACTTGAGGTTCTTGTATGGAATGCCGCCTGTTTGATTGAAGGCTGTTGGAGCAGTTGCCAAAGAAGCCATGACCTGCGCTCTAGACTTAAAAACGGCTGTGCCTGAGGTGTCCATGTAGAACGCGCCCGTTTCAGAGAACTCCGCGTTTTTAATGGCTGCAAGGCTTGTGCGAGTTGTTGCAGGATCAGCAATGCAAGTATTAGCACCTGCCGCTATTGTACGCATTGAAGTAGGGAATGACACTTGGTTAAGTATTTTGCCTATGCGTGTGCCAGTTGTCTGCCCTGCGCCTGAGTCTGTGATGGTATTGACATTAGCCATGTTAAATAGGCGAAAGGCATCTTGGCAGACAATATCTACATAACCAGTATCTTGATTGACTGGATAGGTGTAGCGATACTCGATTGCATAGCCTGAGAATAGGTACTTCTGAGTAGTGGCTGTAGTGGCTGAGACACGCACCTTGCGAAGTGGTACAAGTTTGCCATAATAAGGACTGGCTGTGTTCTGAGGGTTAAAGTAGCTGAGAGGGTCTAAGACTCTGACCGTGCATTGCCCTGCCTCGTACTGGTCGCGCTGGATATTGCGCCCACGGGTAATGCTTATCTCATAGACGTTAGGAGTTAGATCAATTACTGGCTCTGGAGAACTAGAATCGCCTAAAGTGTTTGTACCTAAAATTCCGTATTTAGCATCGCCAATAACGAAGCCGTTATAGCCAAAGGTTGCGCCGTTAGTAAAGTCAAAGGATACGGCTATCTGCGCTGGAAGTGCCATTAGCCGAACATACCTGCAATTCTGCCAATTTGAGATGGTGAACCTGAAAGACTTGAAAGTTGTGTGCCAGCCATTACTTTGTCAATAAGTTCCTGCTCACGAATGACGCTGCCTTGAACTTGAACGTTAATAATTGTGTCACCTGTTGGTGCGCGATATCCTGCGTAGGCTTGACCAAGGGCTGTGTATCTGGCGGAGTCGAGAGCCAATACAGCCGCTTCTGCTGCATTTGAACCTGAAGCTAATTGGAACGCTTGTACGGCGTTAAATGCATCCTGAACCAACGCATTGCTAGAAACGGTTTGTGACACAGAACTCGTTGTATATCTTTTGCCGTTGTTTCCTTGATAATTACCACCATAAGGATTGTTTGCATCAGGGAATTTTAAGTTATTCAACTTATTCATAAAATCTTCAAGCCAAGTGTCTAAGAAAGCAAATGGGTTCTTTATCTTGGCATCGCCAATACTTAAGAAGTAAGCATACAAGCCACCTGATGCGTCCTGAGCCATCAATATCTTCTTGGTTAAGTCAGTTGCTAAAACTGCGTTGCCATTAAGGATAGCTGCTTGAGCTTGCAAACGGGTGCGATCTTCTTCTGACACATTGCCCTTAAGTGCTGCAAGGATTTGAATCTGCTCAAGGTCAAAGACTGAACCCGCTTTTTTCAATTCTGTCTGTTGTTTTTGTTGAGCTGTGAGTTCTTTTTGAGCCTTGACCTGTTTGACTGTCAGTGCTGCTAATTCCTTGGCTCTCTTAGCTGCTGCTGCTTCTGCTGCGCGTTGCTGGGCTGTCCGAGCTGCTGTACCTGCTGGAGATTTAGAACGGTTGGTTGATGGCTTGCTTTGTAACATGCCAGCAAGTGATCCATTAGCACCAGTTAGTCCACCAAAGGAAGTAAGGAAGTCAAGTCCTCTATAGAGTTTGACCAAACCACCAACTGCAAAGCCTGTAGCTACTGCTATGCCGTTGATTGCCTTGGCTATATTGTCAATTGCTTTGACCGCATCTGAAGTCTGTGTGCCACCAGCCATAAGAGCAAAGGCATCTACTAGACCTTTACCGATTGTCTCCTTGGCGTTGTTGCTTGCCAGTGCTAAAGCATCGAGCTTGTACTGAGTAGTCTCAAGATATGCGCTTGCAGCTCCAGCAGACTTAGTAAGCATAATTCCAAGAATGTCAGCGAATGACTTTGACTTGAGTTCTGCTTGAGTAAGACCTGTGTTGTACTTCTTAAGTCCGCGAGTGATTCCCACATAACCAGAGGCAAGGTCTTGTGAGACCGTTGCTAAATCAATGCCACTTGCTCGTGAGATTTGAATAGCATTGTTAAGAAGTTCTTGAGACTTAGTTAATGATCCTGTGGTGGTCAATAAAGCCTGAAACGCTGGACGAAGAATATCATCGGCAATATTGGAAGAAGTTTCTAAATCCTTTATAAATGTGGCGACTTTAGCCTGAGAAAATGAAAGTCCTAGGTTATCAACTGCCGTTGCTAGACGCCGTGCCGCTGCCTCATCCGCTGCAAAGGCTTTAACTGCTGCCTTGCCATAAGAAATCATTGCAGCAGAACCAAGTGCTACACCAAGGCTCTTGCCTAACTTGCTTACTTGCTTCTCAAGTGTGTTGGTTGCTTTGCTGGCCTCGAAGAAGGCTTTGCGGCCAATAAACTCGGAGGCAATATCTACTCTTAATTCGCTCATTTAATGTGTCCAGTCTTAGCATTGAACTTAGCCGCAGACTTCTCTATTGCCTTAAGAACGCCATCTTGCGCTTTGCCACGATCTTCATCAAAGGCTCTAAAGATTGCTCGACCTGTCATCTTCTGATTTCTGCCTACAAGCTGACCGTTCAAACGAGGCGTAAAGTTTCCAGTAATACCAGACTTGCGACCTGCTGTTTCGTAGATTGCTCCAGCCGCAGACTTGTTTAAGATAGAAGCCAAAGACCTAAAACCTCTGCGATTGCTCTTGCTTGGACTTGTCTTGTATGTAATTCCACGGCGAGCAATCCCAGCATCGTAAAAACGATTAGACCATCGACCTTTAGCATTGGGCTGTTTCAGCCAACCTGAAGGTGCTTGGTCATTGCTATGAAGAAAGCCACGAGCTTTGCTAGTTACAGGCTTCAGGAATGAAGCCATCTCTTTAGTGATTTCCTTTGAGAGATTAGGTTCAAACTCTTTAATTGCTTTCCTAAGAGCGGTTGCGCCTTGCAGCTTTACTGGCATCGCTTCGCTCCTTCGCTATGTCCCTGAGGACTTCTAGATGTGCTTTGAACGCCATTGGCGATAGTTCGACAATAGTTTGGAAAGGAACTCCATACTCGTAACTCAAGCGAGCTGCGGTATAGGCGAGGGAGTTCCGATCTACCCTAAAGGGTCAGACTCTAAGACCTCAACTGACTTGAGGGTCTCAAGGAACTGTTCCCCGAAAGGTTTGACTGTTT